AAGCCCGTCCGGGTGAAGCCGAGCGGCCGCATCCCCAAGCGTCACACGAACGGCTGCCCGACCGATTCAGTGGTCGAGGCGCGTGTCGTGGACGAGCCGGACGTCGAGCCGGACGTCGAGCCGGTGGACGAGCCGGTGGACGAGCCGGTGGACGAGCCGGTGGACGAGCCTGAGACCGCGCCGGCCACGCCGACCGCGCCGACCGCGCCGTCCGCGCCGTCCGCGCCGGCCGGCCGGCTCCGCCAGATCAGCCCGTACGTGTGGGTGGACGACGCCGGCCGCCGATTCGATGGCGAGGGGCGACAGCTGTGACGCTCTTCCAGCCCCGGCGTGAGGTGCGATCCGGCGTGCTGTTGTCCCCGAGCCTCATGCAGGGACTGACACGGCATCCCCGGTACGGCACCCCGCTGCGCGCCGGTCGGCTGTCGGCGGACGTCGAGAACATGCGCCGGCACTCGGCCGTCTTCGCCTGCCGCGACCTGATCTCTCGCATGATCTCGACCCTGCCGATTCACGAGTACCGGCGTGAGTCTCGGTCCCCCAACGGCAGCCCCGGCCGGCTCGTGCCGGTTGACGACCCCGCGTTGTGGCTCGAGAACGTCGACGGTCGCTCGCGCATGTTCCACGACTTCGCGTATGCTGTCATCGACTCGACGCTCTCGCGCGGTATGGGATTCGCTCGTGTGGCGAGTACGGACCGGCGAGGCTGGCCAGACGCCCTCATCGACGTCGACCCGACCGCCGTCACGGTCACTGAGAGGCGTACTCGGTCGATGAACTCGACGCTCGGCGCCGAGGAGTGGCAGCTGTACGGCAGGCCCGTCGAGCTGTGGCCGGCCGGGCCGTTGTGGGTGATGCACGGCTACCCCGTGGCCGGCATGCCGTTCTCGATCTCGCCTCTGACGTACGCGTCGCTCGCTGTGGAGATCGGGCTCAACGCGCAAGACTTCGGCGCGCAGTTCTTCCGCGACGGCGGCATTCCCAAGGCAGTGCTCGAGAATGAAGCGGAAGTGACGCCTCGAGCTCGCGAGAAGGTGCTCGACATCTGGGAAGAGGAGACGACCGGTAACCGTCGCGTGCGTGCGCTCTCCAACGGCTGGACGTTCAAGCAGATCACCATCAACCCGGACGAGAGTCAGTTCCTTCAGACGATCTCCGCGACCATCCCCGATATTGCTCGCATGTTCGGCGTTGATCCCCGAGACATCGGCTCTGCCGTGTCAGGCGGCGGCACGTTGACGTACCAGAATCCTGAGCTCGATCAGCTGCGCCTGCTCGTCAGGACCCTTGGTCCATGGCTCATTCGTCTTGAGAAAGCGCTGTCCGCGCTTCGACCCCGAGGTCGCGTGCTTCGCTTCAATGTCGACGCGCTGCTGCGAGTTGACACGATCACGCGCCACAAGGCCTACGAGTCGGCGATCCGTAATGGCTGGCTCAACGTCAACGAGGTTCGACTGCTCGAGGACAGGCCGGAGATCGGCGAGCAAGGCGATCGCTACCTCTGGCCCCCATTGCGACAGCAGCTCGACACGGCCGAGACGGCCGCAGACGAGGAGACACCAGACGATGTGCCCGAACCGAACGGGAGCGAGGTTGTCGGAGACGATGCGGCAGCAGAATGACGCTAGGATGATCGAGGAGGTGTCTGATGCCCACTGACTGCCGCAACCTGCCCGAGCCGCTGCTGAAGCGTCTGATGGACGCAGGCGCCGACCTGTCGACCCGTACTGCCGGCTTCGATGTCAACCGAGGCTCGAGGATTCTCGAGCAGCGAGTCATCAAGCGAGACGACGCCAGCCTCATGCTTGAGCGTCGTCAGACGGACGACGGCACTGATCAGCCCGTCATTCGCGGTTACGCCAGCGTCTGGGGCTTCGAGTACGACTTGTACGGCGGCCCCGACATGGGTGGTTGGACGGAGTCTGTTGAGGCCGGCGCCGCGACCAAGAGTATTGACGAGAACGACAACGTGCGCATGCTGTTCGATCACGCCGGCCTGCCGCTCGGTGCGACACGCGCCGGCACCTTGTCGCTTGAGGACGACTCGATTGGGCTGCTCAACGAGACGATGCCGGACACTCGGTCGCAGTACTCGATGGAGATCGTGAACCGAATCGACCGCGGCGAGCTTGATGCCATGTCGTTCGCGTTTCAGGTGACTCGTCAGGAATGGAATGAGAACTTCACGCGCCGTTTCATCCGCGAGGTTCGCCTATTCGACGTGTCGGTCGTGAACTACCCGGCGAATCCCGCGACTGTGGTGGGGCTCGGTGCCGGCTACAAGAAGGGCAAGGACAAGAAGCGCGGTATGGGCCTGTCACTGGCTACTGCGTCAATCGACTCGCTCACCGTATGATTGATTGAGCACGAGCCGCACGAACGCCGCGCGTCGCGCCGATAGCTATCGCACCGCAGCTATCACCCGACGTTGCACCTTCGATCGCACTCAGGCTGTCTCATGACAATCTCAGTTCGATAGGAGATCACTATGTTCACGCTGAAAGAGCTGCGGAGCCGCCTCCGGCAGATTCTGGACGAGCGTTCGGCTGCGGTTGCCGAGATGCGGTCGCTCGTGGACGGCGTTCAGTCGCGCGGCGAGAGCGAGCTGTCGGGCACAGACCTCGAGAAGTTCAACGAGGCTCGCGCCGCAGTCGACAAGCTCGATGAGGACCGCAAGCAGGTCGAGGAGCGCATCGCTCAGCTGGAGCGCGTCCAGGAAGCCGATGACGAGCAGCGCGAGTTCGTTGATCGACTCGGTGAGGACGTCGTGCACGAGCGGCGTCAGGCCGGCGCAAGCGTGTCCGAGCCCGACATCTACCGCAAGGGCGGGTCGCACTCGTTCTTCGCCGACCTGCGCAACATGACGCGCAACCCGAACGCCGCCGACCGCATCAACCGTCACATGGGCTACGAGCTCGGCCGGCGAGGCGGCTCGCACCCGGAGGCCCGGGCGGCCAACGACTCGAGTGACTTCAACTCGATCGTGACTCCGCAGTACTTGGTCAACGAGTTCGCGCCGATCGCTCGTGAGGGCATGCCGTTCGGGCTGGCTATCGGTGCGTCTGACCTGCCGCCGGTCGGTCTGACCGTCACGCTGCCCCGGGCCCAGACCGGCACGCTGGTGGGCTCCCAGACGACAGAGAACACGGCCGTCTCGAGCCGGACCTACACGACCGACGACCTCGAGATCCCGGTCATCACGATCGCCGGCTACAACGACCTCTCGCGTCAGTCGATCGACCGCGGTGCCGGTGCCGGCGCTGACTCGATCATCATGGAGGATCTGGTCGGGACGTACTCCGAGGAGCTCGACCGGCAGCTGTGGAACGGTTCGGGGGCGAACAACGAGCACTATGGCATCCTGAGCACGACCGGCATCTCGACCATCACGGTCTCGGACGCCGGTGCCATCACGCAGATGCGTCAGATCATCTCGGCGCTCGGCACGCTGCGGACCAACCGCAAGCGGGGCGCTCAGGTCGTCTTCATGCACCCGCGTCGGTGGGCGTACATGCTGCAGGCTGTCGACGGCAGCGACCGGCCGGTCGTCACCCCGACCGCCAACGGGCCCTTCAACACCTTCGGTCGGGTGCAGCCCGGGCAAGACTTCGAGAGCAACATCGCCGGCTTTATCCACAACACGCCGGTCATCCTCGACGCCAACATGCCGATCACGCTCTCGTACGACGAGACGCAGGGATCGACAACCGATCCGGTCGTGATCACGCGGACGTCCGATCTGCGCCTGTGGACTGAGTCGGCTGTCCCCAACATGATCGAGGTGCAGCCGGACGCCAAGAACCTCACGGTGACCGTCGTCGCCTGGGGCTACAGCGCCTTCACGGCCGGCCGGTACACCACGGCCACCTTGGTGCTCGCCGGCTCCGGTCTCACCACGCCGCCCGAGGTCGGCTGAAGTCTTCCCACCAGCAGCACCGGTAGCGCGCCCGGTGCTGCTGGTGGGAACCACGTGTAGGCCGTACTGACGTTGGTGTAAGGTTTCCGTCATGCCTGCACTACTCATCGAAGGCGCCGACCTCGTCGGCAAGTCGACAGCGATACGAGATCTTAGCTCGAGCGATCAGCGCAAGCGCTATGAAGCAGCGGCGGATGTCTCGGTTCGGGATGTTCGCGTGATGTCGCGCGGCCCGTTCCCGAAAGAGCCTGGGTATTGGGGTCTGTACGACGAGTACGTCACGCCGATCTGGTCGGACGTCCACTCGTGGCGCCGTCACTACTGGCTCATGGATCGCTGGCACCTGGGCGAGTTCGTCTATCCCCCCATCGTCGGGCGGGAGTCTCAATACTCTGACTGGGATGATCTTGTCGGTCTTGACAAAGAGATCAGTCAAGCGTGCGGCCCCGTCAAGGTCGTGATGTACGCGAACGACCCCGACATTCTCTGTGATCGCTATGATCGTCGCGGCGATTCTCTGCTGACTGAAGATCAGATCATTGACGCGAACGACGCGTATGTGTCCTTGCTCCCCGATCTTCGTCGTCTAGGGTGGCGTGACATCGCAATCGACGGCATGTCGCAACACGAGATCATCTCAAAGTTGTTCGACATCTGGATGCTCGGAACAAACCTGTGGAGCGCAGAATGATGACGCGTCATCGGTTGACGAGCATGTCGAGTGAGTACAAGTCGCTCGTCGCCTTTGTCCGTGACAAAGGCGTCCGTGTGTCGCCCCGTGGCGTTCCGACGCGGGAGATCGAGCGCGCGTCGTTCGTTCTCGAGAGTCCTCAGCGCGCGCTGCTGGTGCCAGATGTCGGTCGTCGCCTCAACGTGAAGATAGCGGCGACCGAAGCGGCTCATCTTGTCGCCGGCGTGAGCAGTCTGTATCAGCTCGATGCGGCGTCCAACGGTCGTTTCTCGCAGTTCTCGGACGATGGTGTCACGCTTCAGGGCGCGTACGGCCCTCGAATCTCGTCTCAGATGCTGAGCGTCGTCGAACGACTCAAGGCGGACCCTGACACCCGCCAGGCGGTCGCGCTGGTGTGGCGGCCGTGGGACGCGATGGGACCGCCGTCCAAGGACGTGCCGTGCACGGTCTACTTTCGGTTCTCAATCCGCGACAATCACCTGTGCCTCGACGCTCACATGAGGTCGAGCGACGTCTGGCTCGGTGTGCCGTACGACGTCTTCATGTTCACCCGCTTGCAGCTGGCGGTTGCCGGCTATCTCGGCTTGCCACCCGGTCGGTACGCGCACCGCGCCGACTCCCTGCATCTGTACGAGAAGGACATCGAGGCCGCTGAGCGCCTCAAGACCGTCGAGGACGACACGCCCCTGCCTGTCATCGACTCGATGACGTTCTCCGGCGAGAGGGGCGTCTGGTCGTCCTACACGCAGTCGGCGCTCGACGCCGTCCGCCACATTGGCCGGCCGACGTGGTTCCATGATCACGTTCCGTTCCTTCACCGTGACGAGCTCTTTGACCCCTACACGCGCTACTTCGTGAGGTACACGTGAGCGACGACAAGCTCGAGATCGTCCCGACCTACATCGCCAACGTGTCGCCGGGTCGGGTGAGCGCTGAGTACTCGCGCTCGCTGCACGAGCTCCGTGCGTTCGACGTGTCCAGCGGGATCGACGCGCTGGCCGGCGTGCTCGAGGCGCGGAGCGGCGCGCAGATCAGCAAGAGTCGCAACGACTTGGCGGCCGCGTTCCTGCGCGAGTCCGAGAACAACGGCGCGGAATGGCTGCTGTTCCTCGACAGCGACATGGTGTTTCCCCACGACGTGATCGTCCGCCTGCAGATGGCGGCCCATCACGTGAATGCTGACGTGGTCGGCGGCCTGTGCGTCATGGTCACGGGCAACGGCGCCATCCCCACGATCTATCAGTACGACCATGTTCCGGGGTCAACCGGATTCACGCGCGTTCAGCTCGACTATGTCGAGAACTCGCTCGTGCAGGTCGCCGGCACCGGCACAGCGTGTCTCATGATCCACAAGCGCGTGCTTGAGCGCATGCGTGACGAGGCCGGTCACGACTACGGCTGGTTCTCGGAGCGAGTCGTGAACGTCGACGGTTCTGACGGGAGTGTCGCGCACTGGGTGAGTGAGGATCTCGCGTTCTGCCACCAGGTGAATCAGCTCGGTTTCCGTGTCTTCGTCGACACGACGACCAAGATCGGTCACGACAAGAACGGCCGCATCTGGTGGCCGAGCGACATCGGCGACCGGACCGGTCAGCGGCCCCGCCTGACGGCCGTGATCCCGATGAAAGACAAGATGCACCTCACCGACCGGCTGCTCGAGCAGTTGGTCGCGTCGCCCTACGACGAGATCGTCGTCGTGGACAACGGGTCAGTCGAGGATGTGACGGCTGAACGGCTCGACTGGTGGCAGGAACACCACAACGTCACCGTGCTCGCGGCCCCAGGCGCCGGCATTCATCACATGTGGAACATGGGCGCCGAGCACTTGATCGAGACACACGGTCCTCGAACTCGTATTGCATTCCTGAACAATGACCTCGAGGTGTGCCCCGACTTCCTTGCGATTCTGAGTCACGCCATAGACGATCATCCCGAGTACTTCCTCGTCAGCGGAAACTACGACGGCCGTGGCGGGGAGACCGCGATACTTGAGAAGACAGACATCTGCGGTAACCGCTATGACGGCACGGGCGGAATCGCCGGCTTCGCCTTCATGCTGAAGGGCGAGTACATGGTCGGTGGGTACCGTTTCCCTCAGGATATGACGTGGTGGTACGGCGACAACGACCTCGTGCTGTCGCTGCTGCACACGCGCGTGCGGAGCGGCAGCAACGGCTACCGCAGCGGCATCGTCCTCGCCGCCACGTGCCAGCACGTCGATGTGACTGGCAAGGGACCGGGCGGTGCAACCGTCGATTGCGACTGGTTTGGTGATCGTGAACGAGCCGAGATCCTGCGTCTTGATACCGAATCATTCCGTCGTAAGTGGAGCCCGTTCGTAGAGGAGATTCGCAGTGGCGCTCACGGACCTGCTGACGCTAGCTGAAGCAAAGCTGGCGCTTGACATCGATTCCGAAGACACAAGCCAAGACGTATCGCTGCAGTATTACGTCACGGCGGCGTCCAGGACGCTCGACGGCATGGAGCATGCCGGCCCCATCGTGCAGCGAACGGTCGAGGACGAGAGGATTCTCCACCGCAACGTGTCGGGGCATCGGCTGACCCGAGTGCGCACTCGCCTCGCCCCCGTCGTTTCGTTCTCAAGCGTTGTGGAGTGGCGCGACGGCGAGCAGACCGTGTGCTCTGAGGAGCTGTCGACCACGGCGCCCCCGAACGAGGGCTATCTGGCCTACCGGTGGCAGAACGAGTCGCACCTGTACTCAGGCCGCCTCGAGCGCCGCGTGGCCGGCATCACGACCGTGTGGGACGGCGACGTTGTCGTGACGTACGTGGCCGGCCGGTTCGCTGACACCGCCTCGGTGCCCGATCTGTGGAAGCGAGCCTGCTCGTACGTGCTCGACAACATGTGGCGCGATCGTGAGCCGGGGACTGAGCAGCTGGGCGAGTATACGGTGCCGCGCAGCAGCTTCCCGACGTTCGCCATCCCCAACATCGTCCCCATGATGCTTGCGGACGAATGGCAAGGCCCGTCCGGCGTGAGCTAGTGAGATGATGCCGGCATGGCTATTGGGCTTCCCGCAGCGACTCGTAACGCTGCAGCAGACGCTGTTGTCGATCTCGCCGACGCCGGATCTGGAGCCGCGTACATCGAGCTCCGGTCTGGCAGCAAGCCCGCGACCCCTGGGGATACGGCAACCGGTACTCTCCTTGTGACGTTCACGCTGAATGATCCTGCGTTCGGAAACGCCGGCGCGTCTGCGGCCGGCCGAGCGGACCTGTCCCTCAGCCCGGCTATCAGCGCAACCGGAGCCGCATCCGGAGACGTTGGATGGTTCCGTCTCTACGACAGCGACGACAATGTCATCATGGACGGAACAGTGTCCGCCACGGGCGGAGGAGGAGATCTCACCATGTCCACAGTCACCGTCAGCTCGGGGCTTGACGTCAATCTGACGTCGGGGTCGGTGACAATGCCTGAAGGCGGCTAGTCGTGGCCGCTGTCCTCTACGTCTACGCCGGGGCGTCGCCGACCGCGCAGGACGACGAGTGGACCGCGCACTTCGTGGCGGCTGGGTACACGGTCACCGAGCAGGCGAAGGCGACATGGGACGCCAGCCCGGACGCCTCGGCGTATGACGCGGTGTGGTTCGCGTTCGGTGCGTGCACCGTCGCGGACCTCGACTTCACCGGCCTGGCCGTCGTGTCGGACAACGCGGGCGGCGACGTCTTCGGATTCATCACCGTCACCAGCACCGGCACCAACACATCCGGTGGCTCTGCGACTGCTACGGGCTGCCCAGCGGCGATCGCGGCCGTGTCCCCCACGACGGGGGGAGACACTTGGTACGTGTCGGGCACCGACATGCAAGAGACGCGTGACGCCAGAACAGTCACCGGGTTCCAGGGGTGTTGGGGACGGAACAGCACCAGGTACCGGGTCGGCATCATTGACTCCTCGGCGTCGTTCGACGGGCCGCGGGCGTTCATCGTGCAGGACGCCTCCCCGGGAGACGTTCCGACGACCGGCTACATGGACCTCGCGATCGCGGTGTTCGAGCACTACGGCGTGTCGGGGTCGTCGTCTACCGACTCGTCATTGGCGGCCGAGCTGCCGACAATCGAGTCGTCATTCGAGACGACGTCGGAGTCCGATGCGTCTCTGGCAGCCACGCTACCGGCGATCGAGTCGTCATTCGAGACTACTGGCTCCGCAACATCAACCGTGCTGGTGGCTGAGCTGCCGGCGATCGAGTCGTCATTCGAGACGACGTCGGAGTTCGATGCGTCTCTGGCGGCCGAGCTGCCGGCGATCGAGTCGTCATTCGAGACGACGTCGAAGTCCGACTCGTCATTGGCGGCCGAACTGCCGGCGATTGAGTCGTCATTCGAGACTACTGGCTCCGCAACATCAACCGTGCTGGCGGCCGAGCTGCCGGCGCTTGAAGTCTCGTTCGAGACGACGTCGGAGTCCGGCTCGTCCTTTGCCGCTACGCTGCCGGCGCTTGAAGTCTCGTTCGACACAGGGTCGTCTATTGACGCTGTAGCGTCTGGCGTCCTGCCCGCGGTTGAGGCTCGATTCAGAATCACGACCGACTTCCCTGATATTACGTTGGCGATCAGTCTGTTGACGCACCGGCAGTTCGCGGCGTCAATCGCACCTCGCGGGATGGGTGCTGGAATACGCAAGCGGCCTGTAACCGCCGAACTAGTTGGAAGGTAAGTCGTGAGTATTCTCATTCCGACATCGTCTATCGAATACCTTCGTGTTCGAGTTCGTAATCTGGACGACGACAGCGTTGTGGCCTCGAGCGTCTCGCTGTCCATCACCACGGCTCCTCCGCCGGCGCAGCCTGAGATCGCCGCGTACGAGACGTCAACGCTGTTGAGCGGGACAGGATCGGATCTCACAGTCGGCGTTCTCGTGGGCCCCGATCAGACGTTCGACATGCCGGCGGGCCCGGCGTACGTCTGGGTGCGATACGACGGCGATACAGAGGACCCTGTTGTTCTCGCAGGTCAGGTGACGTTCCAGTGAACGCTGGTCTCGCCGCCCCAACCGTCCGCCGAGCGATCACGAGTCACCTGGCCGGCGCCGCCGCCGACCCCGCGAGTCAGATGCACCGAGTGCGAGTTCTCGAAGGCCAGCCGGACAAAGAGTCTCAGCTCCGCACCGTCGAAGGCAAGTACGAGGTCGTGTACCCCGTCACGGACGCGAGCGGGACGTCGGACGTCCAGGTGCTCACGGCCGGCCGGCTGCGCTTCGACGAGACCGTCATCATCGAGTTCCGCATCGAAGTGCTTCCGGTGACGAATGCAGACACAGCTGATGTTACCGAGACGCGCGCGAATGAGATTCTGTACGCAGTCTTGAGCGAGATCTCCAATCAAAGGTTCTGGAGCGACCGCGAAGCGCTGGGACTGGAAGCATTCGACTACGTGTGGTTCACGCCGGCCACGATTGAGATTGTGACAACACGCGTCGAAGGCAAGTCAGGATACGGCTGCGGAATCGCGCTGGGGATCGAAGTGCAGGCCCGCAGGGGCTTTCCCGTGTAACTCCTTGGCCCCTAGAGACGCGCGGCTGCCTGCTACGATCAAGGGTGGCGCTCGACTTCAACCGAAAGGACTCGGCCCGTGTCGTCAGGACTGTCCGCCCAGCTCGGCCTGGCCGCCGAGACCACCTACGGAACTGCTGTTACCGTGTCGCGATTCTATCCGATGGTCTCCGAGGCCATCATCGCGACCCGCAACCGCTTGGAGTCGCAAGGCATCATCGCCGGCGCTAACGTGCTGCGCAGCGAGCAGTGGAAGCCCGGCACCATCGCCGTCGAAGGCGAGATCGGGCTCGAGCTCTACGAGCAGCAGACGGCCCTGCTGTTCGAGCACATGCTCGGTGCCATCACTTCAAGCACGTCCGGCGGCATCGCGACGCACACCGCCACGCCGGCATCGCTGCTCGACAAGAGTCTGACCGTGCAGGTCGGCCGGCCGGACGTGCTCGGCACCGTCTACCCTTACACCTACTCCGGCGTCAAGATCAGCGAGTGGGAGCTGAGCGCTCAGGTTGATGAGGTCGTGACGCTTGGTCTGACCGTCATCGGTCAGTCGGAGACAACCGACACCTCGCTCGCGACAGCGACCTACCAGTCGGACGCCGCTCGCCCGTTCATCTTCGCTGAGGCGAGCGCCGAGATCGGCGGCGATGCTGTGGACGTCCGCGGCATCACGGTGCGCGGCTCCAACGGTCTGACGACCGACCGGTGGCGTCTTGGTGACCGGACTCGGCTGCAGCCCACTGGTGCCGAGCTCCGTGCGTACGACGGCACGATCAGCATGGAGTTCTCCACAACCGCCCAGTACGAGCGCTACCGCGACGGCGACGAGTTCTCGGTCGTGCTGACGATCACCTCCAGCCCCAGCTCGAGCGTGACGATCACGATGAACGCTCGCTACGACGGCATCACGCCGACCGTCGAGGGTCGCGGCCTGGTGGTTGTCGAGTCGCCGTTCAAGTGCGTCGGCGACGGTAGCGACGCGAGCGCCATCACGGCTGTGATCACGAACACTCAGACCAATCCGTGAGCGAGTCCTACCGCGTCGACATCGAGAACCTTCCAGAGTTCGTCCGCGGCCTCCGGCGCATGAGCCCGGAGGCCGCGAAGCAGATCAGGAAGGTTCACTACGAGGCCGCCAAGCTCGTCAGCGACCGAGCGCGCTCGGCCGCGCCGGCGCGCGTCAGGACCGCCATCAAGCCTCAGGCCTCCGCCCGGTCCGCCAAGATCGCCACGGTGCCGTCCTCGCGCGCCCCAGACGCGCTCGTGCGGTTCTGGGGTACCAAGAAGCGCACTGGATGGTACGCCAGTCCGCGATACTCCGGCTCGACGACCCAGCACCCTCGGTGGGTGGGCAATCAGTGGGACCCCGGCGAGACAGGCGGCCGGCCATACTTCATCGGACCCGCAATCAACGCTAGTATCGATGAAGTAGAGGATATGGTGCTTGATGCCTATGAGAAGGCAGCACGAGAATCAGGCGCCTTCAGAGACTGAGGAGATCACATGAAGTTCAGGAACACCGGTGGACCAGTGTACGTGGTTCCGCTCGGCCGCACCGTGCAGCACGGCGAGGAGATCGAGGCGAAGTCGGGTAAGCTGGCCGGCATCGAGGATCAAGGCTTCGTCCGGGTGACGCCTCGGGGCAAGGGATCGGCCGGCGAGTCGACAGAGTCTGACGTGGAGACTCGCTGATGGCGCGCGCACCCCGCCCCGGCTCAACGCCGAACGCGACCAAGGCGAAGCGCAAGGACTCTTCGCAGCGTCAAGCCTTGAAGATTCACTTTGACGGCGAAGACTATGTTCTCGACTTCGCCGACATCGGTCCGCAGGACGATCTGATGTGCCGGCGCGCGACTGGCTTGCCGATCTCCCCGTTCTTAGAAGAGGAGACGTTCAGCGCGGACTCCATCGCCGTGATGGTGTGGGTCGCCATGCGAAAGGGCGGCCACCCAGTCCTCAAGTGGTCGCGCTTCAGCAGCGACATCTTCCCCAAGATGCTCGATCTTCCTGAGTGGCTCGAGAACGGCCGCATCTCGATCGAGTCGATCGAGGACGACGAGGACACTGAGGAGGACGAGCACCCTTTGGAGTGAGGCGTCAGCTGACGCATGCAATGCCATTCTTTGCGAAAGAGTTCGGCCTCTTGCCGTGGCACTTCGGTGGCGATCCGTGGCTCACGTACGACGAGATCAAAGAGTTCGTAGAAACAACCGAAGAGATCATCACGGAAAGACAACGCGTTGAGGCTGAGATGAATCGCCGGCGATAGAATGGTGAAAGGGAGGCGTCGGACATGGCCAATCGCAAGCTGACGATTGAGATTCTCGGCAAAGACAAGACAAAGAATGCCGTGAAGTCTACCGAGGGTGGATTCAAGAGGCTCGGCAATGTGCTGAAGTCTGTTGGCACAATCGCTAGCGGCATCTTGGCCTCCGATGCCATTCAGTCCGGCCTCAACTCGCTTCGCGAAGGCTACCGCGGTGCGATCGACGCTGCCGTCGATCTCGGAGAGTCGACAAACGCAGTTGGCGCCATCTTCGGTGACTTCGCCGATCAGATCACCACGTTCGGCGAGGAGTCAGCAAACGCGCTCGGTCTGAGCCGAGCCGAGTTTCAACAGCTCGCGACCCCGCTCGGCGCCATGCTCAAGAACTCGGGCATGGAGATGCAGAACGTCACTGACTCGACGATCATGCTCACCGAGCGGGCGAGCGACATGGCGTCTGTCTTCAACACGGACGTGAGCGAGGCGCTGTCGGCCGTTCAGGCCGGCCTGCGGGGCGAGTCGGACCCGCTCGAGCAGTACGGTGTGCGGCTCAGCGCGGCGGCCGTCGAGGCGGAAGCGCTCGCCATGTCCGGCAAGTCGAGCGCTGACGCTCTCACGGAGCAAGAGAAGGCGACAGCACGGGTCAACCTGATCATGTCGCAGACGGAAGCCGTGGCCGGAGACTTCGCCGACACGAGCGATCAGCTGGCGAACAAGACGCGCGTGGCAGAGGCCTCGATGGAGGACATGCGGGCGGAGATCGGTGAGAAGCTGCTGCCGATCGAGCTCGCGATGGTGGACACGAAGCTCAGGCTCGCCGGCATCCTGACGGACACGCTCGTGCCGGCGCTGGAGGACGCCTCCGCGTGGTTCGGCGAGCACCTGGCGCCGGCCATCGAGCGCGCTCAAGAGTTCGTCGGCGGCATCATCGAGGACTTCCGCACGGGCGGCGAGCGCTCAAGCGAGTTCCGCGACAAGATCGACCCGCTCGTGGACAGCTTCACCGAGCTGTGGCAGTCGATTCAGGACTCGATCGATGAGCTTCGCCCCGTCTTCGAAGAGTTCATGACGGAGCTTATCGCGGCGTGGCGCGAGATCGAACCTGAGGTTCGTGCGGCGATGGATCAGGTTATCGCGACCCTCACCACCCTTGGCGAGTTCCTGACGGCGGTCGTCGATACCCTCACGACAGCTGTCACGACGCTGTGGGAGATCATGGGGGATGACGTCATCAACATCTTCCGTAACTTGTGGTCGACGGTGGCCGGCGTCATGCAAGGCGCGTGGCAAGTCATTCAGGGATTGCTCAACGTTCTCATTGGCATCTTCACCGGTGACTTCGGCAAGATCCGCGAGGGCGTCACTCAGATCTTCCAAGGCTTGTGGAACATCATCGTGTCGATTCTCCAAGGCGCATGGGGAATCCTGCGCTCGATCCTCAGCGGCATCGGCAGCCTGTTCATGGAATCGTTCCGCCGGATCGGCGGGCACGTGAGCCGAGCCATGTCCGGAATCGTGAACTCGATCAGGTCCGCCGGCAGCCGGATGGTCAGCGGGATCCGCTCGGCGATCAGCAGGGCCGTTGGCCTGGCCCGAGGCCTGCCGGGCCGCATCTCGCGCGCCGTCGGTAACCTTCGGAGCTTGCTCTACCGCAAGGGTCGAGATGTCATCCAAGGCTTGATCAACGGCATCCGATCCATGGTGCGCCGCGTCAGGAACAGCATGAGCTCGATCACGCGTGTCATCGGGCGCTTCCTGCCGGGGTCGCCGGTCCGTGAAGGCCCGCTGAAAGTGATCAACAACGGATGGGCCGGCCGCGAGATCGTCCGCCGAGTGGCGTCCGGCATGGAGTACGAGAAGCGTAATCTCCGCGGCGTGTTCAATGACGTCCTCAGCTCCCCGTCGGCGCCGCGTGCCGCGTTGGTCCCCACGGCCGTGTTCGGCGGCCCTGGCGCGGCTAGCGTGTACATCGACATGCGAGAAGCCATCACTCCCGACTCCCGCAACGTCGAGGACTTTGTCGTCCGTGCCTTGCAGAGGGTCGGACGGCGTACAGTCGGCCGTGTGGCGATTGCGGGGAGGCCGCTATGACATTCCCTGTCGGCTTCAAGGTTCAGATGGCGCCTGGGCTCGTCAATCCGTTGTTCGTCCCCGAACACGGACGGATCGACGGCGAGTCTGATCCGCTGACTCACCCCGGTGGGTCGGTAGGATCGTGGAACAACCTCAGTGACATTGAGGTTCGGGTCGACTTCGCCATGAGCGATTACACTCCGGGCTCGGCGTCGTCTGTGCAGCCGCTGTTCTGGCGCTGGTTGAGTGGCTCGACCGGCAACACGGACTATCGACTGTCAGTGTCATTCGACTCCAAGCTTCAGCTTCGTATGCGTTCAGGCTCGTCAGACGTCGTCATCGAGTCCGACCGATCTCTGCTGGCCGAGGAGGGCGAACGCGGCCGAGTTGTCGGGGACCGAATCACGGTGCGGCTCGAGGTGATTGGGATCACGGCGAGCACTGTTCGCGTCATCATGTATCAATCCGCCGTGTACGGTCTTGATTCCGTCAAGTGGCGGGTACTTCACGACCAGGTTCACAGCGTCGCTCGAGTCACGTCGTCCGGAGATCTCGCGATTGGGATTACGGATGACAGCTTCCTGACCAATACTCGTTTCTGGGGAATCCGGATATACGAGAACGGCTCTGTCGTCGCCAATCTCGAGGATATTCCTGGGGGTCAGAAGACGTTCTCGTCCCCGGCGTCCGGGGGCACATGGGGCACGCTGACTGGAACGTCTGAGCTCAACGCGGAATGGCTGACGTTCGGTGAAGGCGACCTGGCGGCCAACAAGGTCATTGCCGCGACGTGGTCGACAGGCAAGCAGGAAGAGCTGTCCCGGGCTGAAGCGTCTACTGCCAAGCTGGTCATCACGAACGACAACAGGCATCTCGACCCTGATTACGCCTCGAGTCCATTCTCGGGCGATCTGCTGCCTCGCGTCCCCATTCGCATCCTGTACAACGACTTCGTGGTGCTGTGGCGCGGTTTCGTCGAGTCGGGGTGGAAGCAGGTCTACCGCCGGCCGGAGACGCTTGAGTGCGAGATCGAGTGCATTGACCTGCTCGGTGTCATCGCCGACGCCCCGATCGTTCGAGATCAGTTCCAATCCCATCTGCTGCTGCACGGCCCGTCCGTGTACCTGACGTACGACAACTTGCTTCCTAGCGGAGAAGTCATCAATCTCGGTCTCGACGGCACGATCGCGACATACGACACTGAGGTTGCGACAGACGGCTCGTCAGCCATGAAGACCCAGGCCGGCTCCGCCTTGCAGATCGATCGCGACCCCAAGGGTTCCAACGGTGTCGTAGAGATCGAGTACCCGCACGACTTGCGCCCCATGACGTATGGATTCTTTGTAAAGATTCCAGAGGATAATGGGGCCAACAACGTCACGCTTCAGATCACTGACGCCGGCACAACGACAGTTCGAGCCACAATCTTTGTACCTAATGGCGGTGGCGGCGCTGATGGTATTCAGTATAACGCCACGTCTGTCGCGCGACATGCAAACAGTGCAACAATAAACGATAACGTGCCGTACTTTGTTATTGTTACAGTAAACTCGTCCGGAAACGTCTCGTTTCGTATCAATAACGCGGCGTTTACATCGTCTGGATCCGGATCTGTTGCTAACAGTTCCGGCCCGTTGGATCTCCACTTTGGAAGCAACAATATCGGCGGAGACCACTTGGCCGGAACGCTCGATGAAACGTTTGTCATTCCGTATAACTTGTTCAGCACCGAACAAGGCGAGTTGTGGGACGCGATAGCCGGCGCGGTCTCCATGCCAGACCGTATCGACGTCTTGATGTGGTCTTCCGGAGTACCAGACTTCCTATACGAGATTGAGGACCGCGCTGACTTCGTAGCGGATGTCGGCGAGGACTCCTACGGCAGCGAGTTCCTGCTCGACGAGCTGGCCGGCTTGATCGCGACTGAGCAGGGCGGCCTGTACTTTGATCACCGCAACAACGTCATCAAGTTCCATCCCCGCCCGTGGCGTGACAGCGCGCCTCCGCCGCAGGAAGGCATCTCAGACGTTGACGGCGCCTCGCCGGCCCCGACGTGCCGAGGCTACAACTGGGACATCACTCCAAACAACCTCGATAACGTGATCAACACGGTTGAGCTCGAGTGGTTGGGCAACAACGGCGAGGCTATCGCTAAGACTGTTCACTACAACCTGCCGAGCATCGAAAGGTACGGCTCTCGGCGCCGTACCATCCCAGTGCGGATCCGAAACTATTCAGAAGCTGAACTAGTTGCGACCGCGGTCTTCGACAGGTTCGCCGAGCCGACGTCACGCGTCAACTCCGTTTCTGTGGACGTTTCAGCAGAAGAGTTCTCGAGCGATATGCTCTTCCTGGAGTTCACAGACACGGTGTCGCTGACGTACACCCCGGGTAATCTCGGGGCGTCGGTCCTTGACACGTTCTGGGTAAACGGTACTTCACATACAGTCAGTGAAGGCCTGTCGTGGGAGACAAAGATATACTTCGTACCCAGATACTGACGAGGTAGTCATGACTGACACCGCACTTATGATCGCTGCGGCCGCTGGAGCAGTCACAGCTGTTCTCACCGCCACCTTCCTTGTCGCAAGATTGGTCAGAGTCATGTACAAGGCTTTCAAGACGATTGTGTTTGGAGGGGCCGAGATGGTCCGCCAATGGAATGGCGATGAGAACGCTCCGAGCATGTACGATCGCATCAATCACATCGAGACTCGGCTCGACGAGCAGAGCGCTCGACTTGACAGGATCAACGAGCAGCTCAGGGCCAACGGCGGGGATACGCTCAGGGACGCCGTCGACAGGATCAGCCGACGATAGGAGAACTCGCGTGTTCATGACCGTTGTCATCGCCACCATCCGCACCGCCGTGCCAGCGCTCGTCGGGCTGTTCGTGGCGTGGCTGGCCGGTCGAGGCGTCAACGCCGATCCGGAGCTCGTCGAGCAGTGGGAGACGGCGATCGTGGCCGGCGCCGCGATCGGCTACTACCTGCTCGTGACCTTGCTCGAGCGACGAGTGCATCCGTCCTTTGGCTGGTTGCTCGGCGCCGACAGCGCGCCGGAGTACCTGCCCCGAGAGCTCACGCGGGCCGCGCGAGAGGACGACGTCTCATGACGGACGATCTGCGAACAGCCCAGACGTGCCAGATGTGGCATGACGCGCTCGAGATCCATTCTCGGGAAGTCGGCGACATCAACGCCCATCTGAAGCACCTGTACCAACTCGTCACCACGAGGTCGTCCGATGCGATCGTCGAGCTCGGCGTTCGTGGTGGTGTCTCGACGATCGCGTGGCTGGCCGGCCTGCAGATCACTGGCGGCCGCCTGTGGGCGATCGACCTCAACGAGGCGCCGCCTCACGTCGCTCACGCCCCTCAGTGCACGTTCGTCAAGGGCGACTCGACGAGTCTCGACGTCGTCGAGCGAGTGTCGGACGAGGTGACGAGTTTGTACAGCAGCGCGGACATCGTCTTCATCGACACCAACCACGACTACGACCTGACGCTTCGGGAGCTCCGCCTGTGGTCGCCCTTGGTCGGTCACGGCGGAGTGATCGTGCTGCATGACACCGCCGTCGAGAAGTTCCCGCACCACTCGATGCAGCGCCTTCCGCCGCAGCCTCCGTTCCCCGTGACTCAAGCCGTCGACAAGTTCCTGATCGAGACACGAGGCGCCTTCAGGATCACCTACGAGACCGATCACTGCAACGGATTGGTGATCTTGACAAGGCTCACCTAGGCCGCCTAGGCCTGCGATGTATCTTGTACGTCATGAACCGACTCCACCTCAGGCCCTATCAGGCTAGAGCACTCGAAGCTATCCACAACGCGTGGGACGCCGGCACACGGTCGCCGGCCGTCGTCCTTCCCACAGGCACGGGCAAGACCGTGATCTTCAGCAGGCTCGCCGCCGACCTGCGTGACGCCGGCCAGCGCGTGTGCGTGATCGCTCACCGAGAAGAGTTGATCACGCAGGCCATCGACAAGATCGAGGCGGTCTCGCCGGGCCTGCAGGTCGGCCGGCTGCAGGCGAAGCACGACGACGTCACAGACGTGACGGTCGCGAGCGTTCAGACGCTCTCGCGTCACACCCGACTCGACAAGCTCGATCCGAGCGTGTTCACGCACATCATCGTGGACGAGGCACATCACGCCGCCGCCGACATCTACACGCGCGTCTTCGATCACTTCAAGACGGCTCGACGCGTGGGATTCTCCGCCACGCTTGCTCGACAGGACAACCGATCGCTCGGCGACGTGTGGGACGACGTCGTGTTTCACATGGACATCCTGCCGGCGATCGCGGCCGGCTATCTCGTCAACGTCCGGGGCTTTTCCGTCGACGTCCCCGAGCTTTCGCTTCAGGGCGTTCAACGAGCCCGTGTCCGTCCGACTGACGGCACTCAGAGTTACTCGATGGACTACAGCAATCACAACCTCGGCCACGCGCTCGAGGCGACTCCCGTCGGTCCCGCAATCGCTCAAGCGTACCGGGCGCACGCCACAAAGCCTGACGGCTCGCTGAGGCGCGGCATCGGCTTCGCCCCGACCAAGGGAGTTTGTGATCAGATCACGAGAGATCTGGTGGCGAGAGGTATCCTCGCCGAGGCCGTGTACGGCACGACCCCCACTGAAGACCGTCTGGCGGCCTACCAGCGGCTTCGAGACGGCAAGATCGACGTGATCATGAGCGTGTCCGTCCTCACGGAGGGATTCGACATGCCGGAGGCCGAGGTCTGCATCGTCGCCCGCCCGACGTCCAATCCGGGCCTGTTCTCCCAGATGGTTGGCCGCGTGCTTCGCCCCTCGCCGTGGACGGGCAAGACGGAGGCGTTGGTGCTGGACGTCCGCGGCGTCGATTCGCGCATGCCACTGGCCACCCTGGCCGATCTGGCCGGCCGGGACGGCGCCACCCTTGCTGAGGGACAGCCGCTGACCGAGGCAGTAGAGAAGATCGCTGGGACCCTGCCGGATCCGATCTCCGGGGAGATGATCGAGGAGTCCGATTGGTCGTCCGAGATGATCAATCTCTTTCAAGGCTCGTCCGCCGCCTGGCTTCAGACGCCGGCCGGCGTGTGGTTCATCCCGACGCGCAAGAACTACGTGTTCCTGTGGCCGGAGAGGTCGCAGCACGAGCTGCTACCACCGAGATGGAAGGTCGGTCTCCGCCCCGTCCGGGGCAAAGGCGGGAGGTGGCTGCAGAGCGGTCTCGACATCGAGATGGCGATGGCGTGGGCGGAGTCCGATGCTGTCGACCTCGACGAGACGATCGCCGCGCGGAACCGACCATGGCGCAAGAAGCGCGCCAGCACCGAGATGAAGGCGCTCGCCACGAGCCTCGGCATCGAGTACGAGGACAACGTTCGTGCCGGCGCGCTGTCGGAGTGGATCACGATCGCGAAGGCGTCGAAGACGTTCGATGGCGCGTACCGAGCAGTGTAGTGTCTGGACTCATGTCTGAGAACACAAAGGCGGCTTCGACCGCGCCCAAGAACATCGCCACCGCCGTCATCATCGTCGAGCACGCCACCGACGCTGAGGCAGTCGCCAAAGCCGTTCAGGACGGCGGCAAGATCGACGTCCGGTACCTTGGCCGGGACGAGCGCGGGCACGTCTACACGGCGATCTCGACCGTCTCGCCTGAGGAGATGAGCGTCCGCGGCCTCCGTGATGAGTTCGTGCGCGCCCTCAACTCGGGCGAGGGACCGGTCGTCACCAACCGCATCCTGCGGATGCACCAGGCCTGACCCGCTCCCTCCGCGCCCCGAGTCTATTCTCATGGAATAGACTCGGGGCGCGTTACTTTGTCCTTATGAACAACGTCGATCGTCTCGCCTGCGCCGTCGATCAGCTCGAGCTTATTGCTGAAGCCACGTACCTGCGCGTCGAAGTGCTGTGCCAAGCGCCGGCCAAGACGACTCGTGAACTCGATAAGCGCCAGCAGCTCGCCTCGCGAATACGCAACGTCGTATCTGATCTGACCTCTGAAGCCAACCGTCTTGATCACTGGAAGGACATCACGTGAGCGATCCCTTTGAGGTCCACGCGGGCGGGTCGCCGGCCGACCAGTTCATCCGCACCCCCGTCAAGCGCGGCAAGTGGGGATGGTACGACATTCCCGACTTCACCACGGGCAAGGCCCGTCTGTGGCAGCGCTCTAGCACGTTCGCTAAGCTTGCGAGTGACACCTTCGCGATCAATCTCTGGGGCAAGCGGATGACGGCGTACGGCATCGGCCGGCGACGAGATCTGTTCGCGCAGGCGGCGTCCATCATGGATCCGGAGAAGCAGAAAGACGATCTCAACAAGATCGCCGAGCAGGCGGTCGAGGCGGCTGAAGCCGGCTCTCGCGCCAACATCGGCACAGCCCTCCACTCCCTGACCGAGCAGCGAGACTTCGGTCTGTCCCCTGTCGTGCCCGACTTCCTCGAGCAAGACGTTGAGGCCTACTCGACTTTGCTCACGCGCTACGGTCTCGCCACCCGTCCCGAGTGGGTCGAGCGAGTCGTGCCGTGCACGCAGTGGGACGTCGCCGGCACGTTCGATCGGATCTTCGAGCTCACTCGTCCCTTGACGATCACGATGGACACCGGAGACGAGAAGCACATCGAGGCCGGCAGCCTGCTAATCGGCGACCTGAAGACGGGTAAGGATCTCTCGTACGGCTGGCAAGAGATCGAGGTGCAGCTCACGACGTACGCCTGGGGCGACGCGCTTTGGGACACGGACAAGCTCGTCTACGAGCCGATGCCGAAGGTCCGCACCGATGTCGCGCTCGTCGTTTGGGTCCCGGCCACCAAGGGGACGGCGACCCTGTTCGGCGTCGACCTGAAGGCCGGCCGCAAGGCCGCCGACCTCTGCGCCTCGGTGCGATCCCACCGCCGGCTGAAGCCTCGACCTCGTGAGGTGGGCATCGCGTCGAAGCCGAGTGGCGGACTCGGCGTTGTCGCGGAAGCTGCCTTGCGAAAGGCCGAGACACGAGACGATGTGATGACGGCGTGGGGCGAGATCCGGAACCGAGGGTACGACCAGAACACGCTCAAGCGCCTCGCCGAGTTGGCGAAGAGGCGGCACGCCGAGCTGGACATCTAGGGTACGATGTCCAACGCAACGTCCACCGAGCACGAACGGAGAACAGAGTGAGCTTCGACGATCCCTTCAGCACCAACACGGGACTCGACAACATCCAGGACCAGAAGGACAGGCTGCTGCTGGTCACGCCCCGCGAGAAGATCACCAAGAAGACCAAGTACAAGGACGCGCAGGACGTCGTGGTCGCCGACTACGTCGTGCTCGACGGCCCCGAGGCCGGCTCGACGTACGAGGGCGTCAACGTCTTCAACGCCCCGCTCGTGGGTACGCTCGAGAAGCGCATCGGTCGCGAGAAGCCGCAGCTGCTTGCCCGCCTGGGGACGCGCGAGAACACCAAGGGCGAGAAGCCGGTTTGGGTGTTCATGGCGGTGTCCGAGGACGACGTCAAGGCCGCCCGCAAGTACCTCGCGGACCAGGCGGAGAAGGCCAAGGCCGAGGACCCGTTCGCTGTCTGATGTCCGCTATCAATGAAGAGGAGATCGTGGCGTGCCCCCGCTGCCGGCGGGAGTACGTCGCGATCGTCCTCCGTCCCCACTGCTCAAGCCCGACGTGCAACTGGTCACAACTCCCCTGCGCCAGTAAGCACCACGACGTCCGCTACGTTCGACTCCCGAAGGGACAATCGTGAACTTGTTCGAAACCGTCCTCATGATCTTACTGACAGTGGCGACCGTCGGTCTCACCGCCGCGCTGACCATGGTCGCGTCGTCACGCCGTGACATGGCCCGTCACGTCGAATCGCTCACCGATCTGCTCAATCAGACGTCCGCCAAGCTTGCTGAAGCCAACGAGCGGCACGCGGACATGGTCGAGACCATCGATCATCTTCAGTCGCGCGTCAGCAGCGTGGCGTCGCCGCCGGCCCCCGAGATCATCGTGCCCAATCCGGCGACCTTGCCAACCGACCACTTGAGCGCCGTCTTCGCCGCCCAAGAGGAGCTGCAGCTCAGCGCGTACGGGATCGACGTGGCGTCTCTCGAGACATCCACCCGCGTCGAGTACATCAAGCACAACGTGCTCGCGCTGCTCGACGAGGTCCACGAGACACTGCGCGAAGTGGGGTGGAAGCCGTGGAGCCAAGACGCCTTCATCAACGAGGAGGCAGCGCGTGACGAGCTCGCTGACGTCATGCTGTTCGTCACCAACCTGTGTCTTGCGCTCCGCCTGTCACCTGGCGACCTGCGGCGGCGCGTCGAGGCCAAGCAGGACGTCAACCGTCAGCGCGCCGCGGCAAGGGACGCCGGCGAGACGAACACGCGCGCGTCCCGCCCCAGCCTGATCGGTCACGTGCCCCCGCCGGCCGTCATGGCGCGCCCCGAGGAGACCGAAGACGAGCCGGAGGACGAGCGAGTGGTCGAGGACGAGCCAGACCCGCTCGGCGACACCTGGGTGCTGCCGGCGGTGTCAGAGGACGAGATGGAGCACCCGTCGATCTTCGACGACATGGTGATCTCCCGGTCCGGCATAGACGACACGGTGATCGAGACGGACGAGGACTATCGCCGAGGGATCGACGAGGCATACAGAAGGATTCTGGCCTAGTACGATCTATCCATACGGAAGCCCGCCGAAACCGCCTGCAGAAGGTGGACGGCGGGCTTCCGTCATTCTGAGGGAGGATCTGCTCCATGACGCTCGTTCACACTCACAACCTCTTTGCCGGGGCCGGCGGCTGGGAGCTCGGTCTCGAGATGATCGGGGTGCCCCGACACGCCACAACCGGGATCGATCCTCGACCCAAGTTCGTCGAGTGCCGGCAGGCGGCTGGGCTCGAGACAGTCGTCGCCGAGGTCACCGAGGTCCCGATCGATAGCCTCGCCGAGCACAGGCTGTTCCCTCGCACGCTGCTCGTCGGGCAGCCGCCGTGCCCGACGTTCTCGGTGGCCGGCCTCGGGTCCGGTCACAGGGACGCCGAGCGGATCTCATCCGCCTTGGCCGAGTACGCCTCCGGCGGCTCCCCCGACGTGTCGTGGGAGGACTCGCGCACGCAGGGCATCCTCGAGCCGATGCGGTACATCTCGGCCGCCCACCGCGCCGGCACGCCGTACGACTACGTCATCCTCGAAGAGGTGCCGCCGGCCATGACGGTGTTCAACGAGTACGCGTCGCACCTCCGCGACCTCGGCTACTCGGCGTCCGCCCGCGTGCTCTCGATGGAACAGTACGGGCTGCCTCAGACACGCCGCCGGGCGTTCCTCATGGCGTCCCTGCACGACGAGGTGGCGTGGCCGGCACCGACGCACCGCTCGTACTCGTCGCGCCGGAAGCGCGACGAGTTCCTGCCGGACGAGGAGTCGCTGCTCCCCTGGCTCACAATGAGCGATGCTGTTGGCTGGGGCTGGACCCGCCGGCCGGCCCAGACCATGACGGTCGTCGGACCGCTCACGTCGTGGTCGCAGCCGCAGGACATCTACAGCCGGGGCGTGCTCACGAACGGCTGGGTCGACAATCCTCGTCAGATCACCCGCCCCCGTGCCGACACCGGCAAGCTCGGGGTGTACATCAAGCCGAGGGGATTCGAGATCGGCGTGATGCAAGGCTTCCCCATCGACCACCCGTGGGCCGGCGCCAACTCCCACCAGTTCCAGCAGTCCGGCTCGGCGATGCCGCCGATCATGGTGGCGCACCTCGCCCGAGCGCTCGGCATCGGTGAGCAGCTTCCGCTTGAGACGCCGCTGTACGACCGACAGACCGTGCTCGACTACGAGACGAAGACCATCCGGCCGCCCAAGCGGAAGGCGGCAGCATGAGCGCGGCGGACCGGGCCAAGGGATCACGCCTCGAGTCGGTCGTCGCCGCTCGACTGGCCGAGCTGGTTGACGACCGGATCGAGCGTCGAGCCCGGACGGGCGCGAAGGACAGGGGCGACATCGGCGGCGTGCGGCATCGAGGGCAGCGCGTCGTCATCGAGTGCAAGAACCACAGCCGGCTCGAGCTGAGTACGTGGAAGAGGCAGGCGGAGACCGAGGCCGGCAACGACGACGCCGCCATTGGCGTCATCGTGCACAAGCGCTACGGCGTCAGCCTCAACCGCCCTGGCGAGCAATGGGTGACCATGACGGTCGATGATCTCGCGTGGCTGCTCGGCGCCGATCTCGACGCCGAGTGACGACAACGCCCCGCCGACCGTGTAGTCGACGGGGCGCTGTCGTATGCGTCAGCTGCTGCTGTACGCGTACCTGATCTCGGTCTCCCCCGGCACAATGACCGTGACGTCATCGATGCCGTTCGTCGTCCGCATCTCGAAGACGATCTCAATCAGGCCACCGAAGCCGATCGGGCCGGCGTACAAGGCACGCATGTGCCGGTTCGACAGGTCCGGCAGCCTGAACGCGATCGAGTGGTGACGCTCGAGCTTGCCGATCAGGCCGGGGAGGTCGGCGGCGGTCGCGGTGTTCTCTGTGCTGTTCATGGGTACACCTTACCACGCTAGAGCAGCGTGTCCAGTTCTCGCGAAGGCTGGACACCCCGCTCTAGCATGGTAAGATGTACCTATCAGCACGGAGGAGGTGAGACGATGCGAGTGATCTTCCTGATCGCGGCCCTGGTGGTCGCGGTTGCGGCCCTGGTGGTCGCGATCGTGATCTGACCGACTGAAGGCCGCCCCGGTCTCGACCGGGGCGGCCTTCGTCGTTTCAGGGTATCTTCGTGAGTATGGCTGATCCCTCGTCTTCGGTAGTGGCTGCCGACGCCGTCCCTGACTTCACCGATGGTGTTCCGCTGTTGTTCGACGTCGGTGAAGAGGAGGACGCCTCGCCGTGCACCGACCATGAGGAGTCCGAATGACGTACCGGGGCTTCGTGAGCCGAGCAGAGTTGGGCCTGATGGCGCCGCGTGCCCGGTCCACGAACATCGAGCCGGAGCGCGGGGGCGTGGCGATCCACTACGCCGGCCCGGCCCAGCGCGTGAGTACTCACGCAAGCTGCGTCAACCGCTGGCGCAGCTACCAGAGGCATCACATGCACCAGAACGGATGGGTGGACATCGCCTACACGATGGGCGCGTGCCGGCACGGCTTCCTGCTCGCCGGCCGAGGCGCCGGCGTCCGCACGGCCGCCACCGGGCCGGCCAACGGGACCTACTACGCGATCTGCGGCATCATCGGCGCCGGCGAGTCCCCAACAACCGACATGTACGACGCCGTCATCGCCGGCATCATCATGCTGCGACGTGAGGGATCGGCCGGCGATCGCGTGCGGCCGCACAGTGACTTCATGAGCACCGCGTGCCCTGGCAACTACCTTCGCCACAAGGCTCGTGTATGGGACAATCAGCCGCTCGCTATCGGAAGTGAGGATCCACTCATGGCTCTTGAGCCTGAGGACGTTGACCGTATCGCCCGCCGAGTCTCGACCATCCCGCTCGAGGAGTACAAGCTCCGTCACGAGGACGGAACGGAAGCGCCTCGCCAGGACGGCACGATCGCTCAGTCCGGCTTCACCATGCTGCGCCTGACAGACATCGCCGCCACGTACGCTCGAGCAAACGCGCAACGAGGCCGGGCGTTCGACATCTACCGGCGCGAGAGTGATCACGCCATCTACGCGATGGCTCCCGGCTATGCTCGGCACATCATGCCCGACGAGTGGCGGAGCCTGAGCCAGATCTACGACGTGCAGGCCGAGCTCAGCGACGACGACATGGACATCATGATCGACTTCTACTCGAGCGACCTCGACAGGGACAGGTGACAGCACGAGCGCCCCACCCCGAACCGGGGTGGGGCGGGGCGCTCGGCCGCGGGGCCGCCGCTACGCGCTGTTCACATCCAAGGGAACTGAGTGGAGGGAGTCACCCAGGACGTGCCGTCATCGGTGCTCCGGTGGCGCCCCGAGTGGCCGGCGGGGAGGCCACAGTAGCTGTAGTTCTCGCGGGCGGTCCCGAAGTAGCGGACCTTCTCGTTTCCGCACGTCTGGCCGCACCACGAACAGCCGTTCGGGTTGGTCTCGCCGGCAGGGACGTGGGGGCAAGTGCCGTGGCCCATGGGTGTTCCTCCTTCAGAGACGACGGTGCTCGTTGGCAGTGCACATGCGGCACACGCCCGACGAGGTGGCGGTCAGCAAGTTGCACTCGCACTTGGTGCAGCTGCAGTAGTGGTAGTCGATCGGCGTCAAGATCGTGGTCTCTGTGTTGTTCATAGGTACATCTTACCATGCTCCAGCGGCGTGTCCACTCTCGAGAGTGTGACCTACACCGCATCCGGAGACGGTCTCAGGACTGGACACGCCGCTAGAGCGTGGTAAGATGTACCTATGAACACGGAGAACAGCACAGAGACCGACACCCCCGCGACGATCCGCGAGATCGCCTTCTTGATCCACTTCGATCGGGGCGAGCGCTTCATCTCGGGCGAGACCACCCGCGAGCTCACCAAGTTCGCGGACGACGTGGCCGCCGACATGGGCGATCCGAAGTTCGTCTGGGTGGACCGCAAGACTCGGGAGCTCACCCCGGAGGCCGCCGAGTACATCTGCGAGACCTACGGGGTCTGACCGACCACCGAGCGCCCCGTTCCCCCAAAGGGGAGCGGGGCGCTTTCATGTGCCGGCACGTGAGAACTCACTCTGCGAAGGACTGGACGTGGCGAGTGAGCATGGTAAGGTGTACTCATGAACATCACGGAGGACACCGCTCAGATCACCAAGGCAATCCAGAACATGTACCGCTACCTGGACGTGCCGGCGGACATAGCCAACGACGCCACCGAGATCGCCGCGCCGATCGTGGCCGGCGAGTCCGACTTCGAGCGCGCGATGACGACCATCCTGATCTCGGCGTTCGACCGCATCGCGGAAGAGCACGGTCACACGAACCGCTACCGCAACAAGGAGTACGCCGACCTCGCCACGGCGCACTGCCTGACGCCGCCGGCCGCGCCCCACAGGTCGCGCGGGTACGAGGACGTCACCTACGTCAAGGGGACCGACTCGGACCTTGAGGCTTTCGCGCTCGCCATGTACCCCAAGAAGCCGACCGGCGGCGTGCTCATGGTCATGCTGTGCGGCTGCGAGAAGCCGCGCCGTCTGCGCATCGCCCCCACGGTCGCCGCAGCCGGCGCGATCACCTGCGGACTGTGCAAGCGAGAGTTCCTGCCCACCGCGTGAGCGTGGTAAGGTGTACTCATGAACGCTACCGCTGCCAATGGAAACCGCCGCGAGCTCGCCGGCCAGTACGCCACCGTCTCGGGCATGTCCGGGTACTTCATCATCGTGGACGTCACCATGACGGACATCCACGTCAAGCACATCAACGTCGACCGTCACCACGGCGTGCTGCGGATCACGCCCGACCGCACCGCCCAGGTGCTCGCCTTCCCGCGAGTCGACGTCACGCTCGTCCACCCGAGCAACGTCACCATCTGAGTCACAGTACGTTCTCCTAGCTCTGCCGTGATGCCGGCACGCCTGCCCGTTCGAGTCGGGCCAGAGCACGCACTGCTTCACTCCGCCATCCCTTGAAAGGACCACCACCATGTCTGACTACGCCAACCCGAACACGTCCTCGGAGCCGCCGACCTACACGCCGACGGCCCCGGCAAAGCGCTTCAGCCGCACGAGCATCTTCACGATCATCGCGACCGCTCTCGTCTTCGGGAGCTGTGGTGTTGCCGTCGGCGGTGGGGACACAGAGGACGAGTCTCCGGAGCCGGCGCCCACGGTCACCGAGACCGTGACGGCCGAGCCCGAGCCGGCACCTGAGCCCGAGCCGGCGCCTGAAGCGGAGCCAGCGCCCGAGCCGGAGCCGGCGCCCGAAGCGGAGCCGGCACCTGAGCCGGAGCCGGAGACGGCGGCCAGCTCGTTCGGCGATGGTCAGTTCATCGTGGGCGAGGAGATCGCCCCCGGCCGCTACCGCACCGCTGAGCCCGCCGAGAACATCTCGGGCACGGGCTGCCTGGTCGTGATCGATGACAACACGCTCGACGTCTTCGAGTGGAACATGGAAGGCGCTACCATCATCGACATCGACGAGAACAAGGTCGGAGAGATCCTGGACTCGACCGACTGCGGCACGTGGGTCCCGGCGTGATCTTCCTGACGCGGGGACAACGACAACAACAAGGAGAACACGTGAAGATCACTTCGCCCATCGTGGCGACCCTGCTGGCGGCGGTGGGCATGCTGTTCGCCGTTCCCGCAGCGGCGACCGACATCGAGACGGCGGAGCCGGCCCCAAAGCCTCGCCTCAACCTCACCTTCATCTGCTTCGTCGACCCTGAGGAGCACGACGAGCCGATCGCCGTCGAGCAGGCGGCCGGCGGGCTGTTCGACGTCGGCGAGTACGTGTTCAGGGTGCGCGAGCGTGACGGTCTGGCCGGCGCCACCGGGGTCGAGGTCCGCCTCGGTGACGGCGACCCGATCGACGGGGCGCCCGACACGATCTCGGCCGACGAGACCATCTACGTCGCGCTGCCCAAGGGAGCTGGGTACACGGTCTACTGGGACGGCGGGGACAAGGGAGTTGCCTCGAGCAACGAGTCGCAGGCCTGCACGGAGTTCGTGCCGGAGCCGGAGCCGGAGCCCACTGCCACCGAGACTCCGAGTCCTACCGTCACGAGCGAGCCGGTGCCCACGGTGGATCCGCCGGCTGAGGACTCGCCGGTGGAGACGGTCGAGCCGAGCGAGACCGTTCGCATCCCGACCGCCGTCCCCGCCGGTGGGGAGCCGCCGGAATACGACGGAAGGCGCGAGGGAGTCCTCATCGGCCTCGGTCTTGCCGCCCTGTTCGGTGGCGGCCTGTTCATGGCAATGCGCCAGAGGTTCCGGAGCTGACCGACTGNCGCCGGCATAGACAAA